GCGGGGTCGATCTTCGCATCCGTCACGCTGCCATCGGTTGGCGTGCGGGTGTCGCTCAACCGGCTGTCGTTACCCTGGCAGGCCGTGCCACTGGTCGTGCCGTATGTGACGCTGACCGCGCCAGACGAGACGCCGAGACCAGTGCCTACGATCACGCCGCCCTTGGTTGTCGTGGTAGCATCTGGTAGCGAGTAGGTGGCGATCGTTACCGACCCTGTCTGCCCGTTGACAGACTGCACGGGGGCCGCTGCGGCTGCGGCCGTAGAGAAGTCCGAGATCGTGCTGGCAGTCTGCGTCCCGGTATGGTTCGCCCGCTGGATCGCGTAAGCCTGGACGGAGGCATCGGCTGCGGCCTGGGCCGTACTGACGGGCTTTGATGCGTCGGCCGTGTTGTCGACGTTTCCGAGCCCCACGTCGCTCTTGCTCAACACTACCGTCCCGGTGCGGCCCGCCACGCTTTCTACAAGCGAAGGGGAAACCTCGATGTAGACAGAGCCTGACCACCGATAAGCCTTCGCCGAGTTTACGGCAACATAAATTTTCCCGACTTCGCCGGTCGCGGGAAACGCGGCGAGGTTTGCAAACTCGACAACGTCATCGACGTAAGAGGGAAGTTGCGATGCCGGGACCTTGCCCGACTCATCTAGGCTTGCGTAGTTCCCGCCACCCGAGATAGAGATTGGCATTTTTTGTCCTAGAAGGCCTGTACAGAGATCGTCGTTGTGCCGCTTTCGACAATTGCCGTCACGCGGCCGTGGAACAGTTCTTTCTGCATGTCCTGGTCGCAGAGAATCGAAGACCCGGCCTGAAGCGGTATCCCGTTGCTTGGCGTCACGGCGTGGGCGTCCGGAGTCAGCTTGACAAAAGCCGTTTTGTTGCCGTTGTTTCCGATGGCGATGAACGAATACGGCTTCCCGGCAGGGACCGGAAGGACTTCCGTCTCCGTGGTGCCAACGGACACGCTAACAATCATTTCGTTGTCTCCTTTTTCTGTCTCATTAGTTCGTTGTGAATGTCTCGCTGGCCGACCGCGATCTCGCGGAGCGTCTCCGCTTGCTGGTCCTGGGTCTTGCCAAGCTCGTGGAGCGTCTGGGATGTCGACTCCAGAAACTGCGCGTGGCTCTCGATCATTGGAACGATTACCGTGCTGTGAACCGAAGTAGCGGCCTCCCTGGCCATCCAGAGCACGGCCGCCAAGATCACGACGGGGACGCCGAAACGCTCGGCGACACGCAAAGAGACGTCGATGATCGTCTGCTTGGTTTCGTCAGTCATCGGTCAGGTTCCTCTTCCAGCCCCGCATGAGGCCAGCGTTCTTCGGGGATCGGCAGTACCAGTCCAGAATCTTGCTGAGGAGAAGCTGGAGAAGGGGCCCAATCAGGAGCCAGAAAATGGGCCCGAACTGCTTCTCGTCCGCCGAGCCGTGCATGAGGCAGTACGTTCGCTTTACGGACTGACCCCAGGCCGCCAGGACGATCTCCTGGGAGTTGTTGGCCGTCGTAATGTGGCGGAAAAGCTCGACCGGGGACTGCTCGATCGAGACGACGATCAGGTCATTGACTCGCTCTCGCCCGATGAGATTCCGGCGAATGACGGGCAGTTCCTTCCAGATGGATTCCTGGAGTTCCCGGATCGTCATTTCTTGGTCGCGCATTTGCCGTCCTTGCATTTGCAGGTGCAGGTGTCCGGGCACGGGCACGCGACCCACGACAGGTTGTCGCCACTGCGGACTCGTCCGCTGCCGCCGCACTCCTTGCAGCAGTCCTTATGCGGGGCGGGAGGGGCTGGAACCGTCTCGGCCTTGTAGGCTGCAAACGCCGCGTCAGCGAAGCATTCGCAGAGAAGGTCCATCTGATCGGGCGGCCCTTGCGTGCAGCCGGCGAGCGCGACGAGCAATACCAGCCACCTCATAGGATTCCTCCTGTCCAGGACGGGAGCTTGCGTGCCGGGAATCCGTCGTAGCCACTCAGGGCGTAGCTGTCGCGTTGCCCGAGCATGCGATTGACCGTGTCGGCATCGACCCAGAACGTGCAGCCCGCGAAGGCAGGGTGCATCTCCTTGCCGGGGACGCCCGAGTAGTGTGGTCCGTTGTTGCTCTTCGGCCCCCAGGACTGCCAGTAGAGCGCCCCGGGTCGCTTGCCCATCCGCTTCCCGATAAAGCATGTGCAGTGGGCCCAGCCAGCGTTATTGGCTTTGCAGAATCCGTCCTCGTCTCGCTTGAACACGAACCCTTGCACGCTGGCCTGGGCGACGGGGTAACCGTTCGAGATGGCCTTGCAGAGTTGCTCAAAATTTTCGACGAGCGTAGCCGTCTTCACCCGTCGTTTCTTCGCGAACGGCTCCAGTTCGTCTGGCAATCCCGAGGCGCCCCACTGCTTCTCGCGCGTGCCCGAGTATTCGGTGAAGATCGTGCCGTTGTAGTCGACGTCGTAGTGGAGGCAGCCCCACCGCGTCACGGCCTCCGCTGCGGCGGCCCCATAGCTTCCGTCCCCGCCGTAGTTCCGCTTCAACCCCCTGCTTTCGACCCTGCTCAGCGCATAAATCGAAGCCTCCAGGCATCGTCCTGGCCAGTCTTCTGGCTCGCCGTGAACGACGATTTCTGTACTGGACAGGGCGTCCACTGCTCCAGCGAACCCATGGCCGATGCAGCTACCGATGGCTTGGGCGACGCGTGAGTACGTCGGCTTCACGCGGATGATCGCCGGCCAGAGCACCACGTCGGCGTTGTCGTTCGCCTTGAGCTTCGCCCCGGCCTCGGCGAGCGTCGGCCACTTCAGGCTGGAGACGTACTTCTCAGCGGCCTTGGGGTTTGGGACGTACCCCTGCGGCTTCCAGGGAGCGGCCATCTAAGCGTCCTTTCCGAGCCCTGCCCATGCAATTGCTTCGTACAGGTCGACCGCACGCTGTCGCATCTCTGGCGTCAGTTGCTGCGACTTGTCGGAGATGACCTCCGAAAGAATTCCGTCGATCGCCTCGGAGAGGCCCCGGTACTTGCCTGGGGCGTTATTCGCCATGCCCTTCCAGATGAACTTGAGCACGGCAAAGTGGACGGCTCGCAGTCCCTCTGTCGTGGTCACGACCTGCTCGTCGACGATCCCGTCGGCGGCGACGACCCGCGCGCAGTTGAGATACACGTTCTGTAGCCAAAGCCGATCGAGCGGGCTCATGTCTTTCACGATCTTCACTACGGGCTGCACGGCTGTCTTCATCTCGCTCGATGGCTCCCTGACAGAGACTGGGCGGACCTGTTTAAGCGAAGGCGCGGACGGGACCCCGAAGGCCCCGAACGCCAGCAAGAGCACCGCGAGACCGTTTCGCCACGTCACGCCTTCGCCTCCGGCTGGAGCATGACGTCGATCAGTTGCTGGCAGAGGTCCACGCCCTTCTTGTTGCCGGCCGTCTTCAGTCGGCTGGCAATCTCCAGGATCGTGTGCGCGTCGCTCAGTTCGACTGCTTTTTCTGGGGCGGGGGAGGACAGGCGGACCTTTTTAGCTGCTGCCACCAGACGGGGACCCGCCAGGACAGCAACCGCTGCCACAACGGCACCGGCGCGAATAACAATCTCATAGCCCATCACTTGTCGCCCTCGACCTTCGCGACGATCCACCGCAGAAAGGACTCGCCCTGCGGAGACCGCAGGATTGCGGTCAGGTGGGCGACCAGTTCGTCGTCGACCTTCGTGCCCTTGGTCTTGGCCGCCAGCCACTCACACGCGTCGCCGACGATCACAGCCTTGGCGTGAGCGTCGGTCGTGGCGAGAAACGCCTGGACGTAGGTAAGGACTGGCGCCCACTCCTGGAGAATGCGAATCTTCTCCCAGACGGAAAGGTTGTCGCCGTAATTCGATTCGTTCGTCATGGCTGCCTCCGTGCTTTTGCCTGCCTATTTGCAGACTAGCGGGCTCGGGTCAGCCACCCGAAGAGTCGGCTAGGTCCTCAAGAAATCCAGTTACGTCTCCCTGGGTCTCGAAGATCGCGTCCGGGAATACTTTGGCCTCAACCGGGTCCGGAGGCTTCCACCCGACCCTTCTCCTGGCCCGCTCTTCTTCAGACCACCCAGCCTGAAACTCCAGGCATTTCTGACGTATCTCTTCCTCGGAGGGCAGGTAGGCCTTGCGGTGGCCGGTTTTGCTTCCGTGCCAACTCTCACGGCGAGGGAGCTTCAGTTCTCGGCGTGTGTTGTCACACCTGTCCGCCGAGATTTTCAGGGTCTCGGCGATGATGCGTGTCGGCGTCCCTGCCAACCACATCCTCGTGAACGTGACCGTGCAGACGGCCACCCTCACGTTCTTGGGAGGATTCATCCTTGAGTGTCCAGAATGCAACGACCCGGCTCGACGGGTTCAGGTAAAAATCCCCTCCCAGAGACTTGTGAAATGACACGTGCTCGCAGTCACCTCCCTGGTACTGCCCGGCAATGAAATCTTCTGCCCGGTACACGGCCAGTTGCCCGAAGGCTGAGTTCATCTTCACCGGCGGCGATCCGACTGGCGGATGCCAGAGGTGGAACCAGAGCATGTCCTGGCGTTCCTTCCACCACGTCCAGCGGCAGGCCCACGCGTCGTAGTGGCAGAACGTCGGCTGCGGCCACACCGGCGGCCCCCACTCGCACCACGAGTAGCTCGCCATGCCCGAGGCGTTCCTGTACTCCTCGAAGTCTTCGAGGTGCCCGATCGTGTTAAAAATGCCGTCGACGCTGAAGCCGCCCCACGGGTCGGCGTCGAGCACGACGACGTAGTCGGCCGACGTCTCGGTCGCCACCCAGAGCCGGCACTGGTTCCGGTACTCCGCCAGGGCGTGCGTCCGCTCGTGCGACTTCGTGAAGTTGAGGTGCGGCCGCCCAAATGAGCGCAGCGAGCAGGCTCGATCAGGTCCCTGATCTTTCCAATACGTCAGGAAGTCCTTCGTCTCGTCGGTCGAGTCGTTCTCGTAGATGAAGGTCCACGCATGACGGAACATCTTTGCGGCCTGTTCAACACGCTGGAGCGTGAACGGCAGGAACGGCATGGCGTTGCGGCAGATGGCGACGAATGCCACCGATCGGTGCTCGGCTGCCTGACGACCGAGCTTCACTCGCCGAGCGTACTCTTCTGCGAACTCCTCGTCCGGAGGCAGGAGCCTGTCGACGTCGTGGCGTTGGATATCTGCGAGGCTTATTTGAATTTGCATAGGTGCGGGAAGCCCGCTTCTTCGACGTGGCTGCACAGGACAAGGCTCGACAGGGTCGATGTCGTGAGTTCTGGGTAGCCGTAGTACCCATACACGCCTGGCCGCTTAGGACGAGACTCGTCGGCGTGGATGTGGTAGGTCTTCAAGGACATGGCCGGGTCCGCGACACGGACGCCTTTCTTGACGGCCCAGCCGACCAGGACGTTGTCGCATCCGATGTGGCCCATCGGGATGTCGATGTCGATCTTCGGAATTTTCCCTGCACGGAAGAACCACGAGTCCTGCGAGCCGCTATAGAAGCGATCCCCGTGGAGATGGCCGATCATTCGCGGGGAGCTTGCGTTCTCCCAGCGTGTCAACGCCAGCAGGTGGCAGGACTCAAGCAGACGCTCGGCACCACGGCATGATTCGTCGAAGATGATGTCGCTATTGGCAACGACACAGGCCTCTCCCGGAAACTGCTCATGGCAGATGTCAAACATCTTGCCAAGCGTCCACCGCTCTGTGTCGCCATCCAAAAGCAGGATTCGCGAAAACAGTGGAGACGACTTGTTCGCCTCTAGGCACGAGTCCAACTCTTTCTGCCTCGCGGGGTGTGGCGACGTGTATTTCTGGGTGACGAGGATCACGTCCCAACCGCCCAGCAATGCCCTGGATGCCCGGGGGAAGGGTGCGGAATCCGCTCGACCGTCTTGCCGAGCCGCTGAAGCTCATGCGAGACCTCCGCAAACGTGTCGTGGCACTCGACGACGAATGCCGTCCGCGACCAGTTGTCGAGCTTCAGGCACCCACGAAGTGCCGCCGCCTCGCCGCCCTCGATGTCCATCTTCACGAAGTCCGCCCCGTCCGGGAACAAGTCGTCCATCGAGATAACGAGCACATCCTGCCTGTCGACGACCGGGGCCTCGACGCCGCCCCCAGCCCCGACTGGATGCGACTCCAAAAGCGAGTTCTGGTCCGGCATCGGACGCATGTAGAGAGTTGCCGCGCCTGTCTTCTCGGCGACGGCGCACTTCGCGATCTCGACTCGCGGGATTTCCCCGATATGCGAGTACGCCCGCTCGTCCGGCTCGACGGCGACGACCTTCTGAAACTCAAGCGACAGAGCCCCCGACCACTCGCCACGGTTCGCGCCGATGTCGACAGCGAGGGCTCGGCTTGTTGGAAGTGCCTTCGTGACGGCTTCCGACAGCCAGGGCTCGGAAGAAACGATCATTTCAAATCCTCGAAAAGGTTGGGGCTTCAATCGTTCCGATTGCGATCTCTGGCGGAGTCCACCTTCTTCCGCTTTGGCGGGCTCCGACGAGTCGCTTTTTTTCCTCCTCGTCGGACCACTTTGCTCTGATCGAGGCTGTCATCGCCGCGATCTCGTCTGTTGTTGGTCTTTCGACGTCCGGCAGGTCCATCTCCATTCGCGGCGGGAGCCGGAGCGTTCTCGCCCGCTGATAGATGGCAGCGCGGGATACTCCGCACTGTTTCGCAATCTCGGTGGGCGTGCGGGTTGCCCACAACTTCGAGAACTGGTCTTTGCACTTCATCGCGTCCACAGAAAACCCTCCATAGCCAAGAGAACATGCGAACTCCTCAGAGAAACCCGATGGCCCGTCACCCCCGACTGCCTACCCAGCAGCCGGGGGCAACGGAACCACCGGAGGGGACGGTCACGGTGCGAACTGCTGCACCCAGTAGGTCTTGCCATCGGGCCCGATGACGCCGGCCACGCCGACACGCCGAAGGTGGCGGCCCATGATGTTGGCGCGGTGCCCTGGCGAGTTGAGCCACGCGACAACTGCGTCGGCGGCGAACGGCTGGCCAGTCGCCACGTTCTCGGTGACGCCTGCCGAGTGGTACATGGCCATGGCCTTCGCCATGCGGTTGGCATGCCGGCGAGCAGAACCCATCAGCCGACAGTCGATCACGAGCGGCGGAAGGCCGGCGTTTGCGCGGGCTTCGTTCGTCTTCGCGACGATCTGGCTTTCGCCAGGAGTAAGCACCGAGCACGGCTCGGGGGCAATGGTTGGCTCACCGGCCAGGGCAAACAGGAGCAGAATCGCGTTCATGGAAAAGCCTCCTACGAGTTTTCAATCCACTCTTCACCGCGACGCTCGAACAGACGAACGTCTCGACATCCAACGCTTCGTGCGATTTCCACGCAGTACGGTGCAAAGACGCATACTGGCTCTGTCGTGTTGATGTGCCCGTCGGCCACAAGCAGCGAGGCCGCGACTCTCGCGAGCCCCCGCCGGCGGAGCGGCTCGGCCGTGAAGCCTTCGAGCGTCTGCTTGCCACGCCAGATATGCGTGGCCGCCCACGACGCCACGCGATTCCCGCCGTCCCGCACGATCGCGACCGGAGTCGCCGTGCAGCGGGCAGCAACCTCACGCTGGAAGTCGGAGTCAGGGCGGGTCATCGACGAGACGATGACCTTCGCGTCCTGCTCGCTGAGCGTGCCGACAGTGAGAACTACAGCATCCATGCGGGCCATAGAGTACGCATATCCGTACAACGGGTCAACCAGTTTTCTTGCTGGCGTTGATCTTCACGGCCCCCGGATCGGCAGCCTTCACCTTCACGGCCGGCTGCGACCCCGGCTTCACCCTCACGGCCTTCGACGGCTCGACCGAGCCCTTCCATTCCATGCGGACCATCAGTCGCCCTCCATTGCGCGGATTGCCGAGTCCTGGAGCGTCGACGTGTCTTCGGCCGCCGAGCGGCTCGAACCCGAGCACCGCAGGCTCGGCCAATCAATCGTGTAGTCGGTGACGGTCACAAGCTCGGAAACCCACTTGCCGCCCTTCATCACGAGCCGCTTCTCGGTCCGAACGATCGGCCTGCGAGAGGGCTCCGGCGGCCAGTTCCCGCCCCTCGACGTGATGCAACCCATCAGAGTTCCTCCATTGGACGAAGTGCAGACTGCGGGACGAACCACGCAGACACACGCCCTGCGTAGTCCCTTAGGTACTCAGGCCGCTTGCCGTCGCCGGCCTTGATCCAGCCACGGACGATGTAGTTGGGGCACCGGCCCGTGACCAACACGAAGACGGCGTCATCGCGATCCGACTTGCGAATGATCAAGTCGTAGTGGCCCTGGCTCCTCGTGCGAATCTGGAGCCCTGGCAGGTCGTCCGCCGAGAACGAGTTCACGCTCCCGTCCCAGTAGCGGTCGAGCGACTTGGCGACGGCCATCTCGCCGCAGGCGCCCTCGATGTGCTCGCTCCAGCCGTCGCCCGTGAATCCGTGGGCATCCTGGAGCCCAGCCTTGATGCTGGCGAGGTGCCTCATCCGTCCCACGTCCGAGGCCATCGCGGCCTCATGCCACGCAAGGGTGATCTGCTTCATCGAGAATCCTTTCTGCTTCCTGCCTGCTCGTCACGACCTCGGCGACGCCACCGCCGACCGACTTGATCTCGTGCATTCGCTGCTTCTGAAGTTCCGTTGGCCTCTTCCCTGGCTGCTTCACTTCGAGGAACACTGCCTTGCCGTGCTTCACGCAAAGCAGGTCCGGGATTCCGCTCGTTTGCATCGGCCCGCCGTGGATTTTGAAAGTCCACCACCCGCGAGCCTTTGCAGACGTCACGATCGACTTCGTAATGGACGACTCAAGGGCCATCTCCCTTGTGTGACTTCCTACCCCTCGCCCAGGCCTCGCGTTGCTTCTGAGCCAGGAGCTTCCGAGTCTCCTCGCTCACCGTCCTTCTGGGGTTCGACCGGCTGACGGACTCCGAGATTTTTCTGCGTTGCTCTTCGCTCACCACCCGCCCTTTCGCGGCGGCGCTGATCTTGGCCTTTGTCTCCTCGGTGTGCTGCCGGCCAAGTCGGTACTGGCGAATCTTCTCCTTCGCAGACTCGGGCATCGTGAACGTGAAGCCCATGCCTCCCATGCCGCCGGTCTTGATGTTGTAGGTGTCTTCCCGCTTGCACCACTCCTCGTCGACGACTGCGGCCTCGATGAGGTACGCCTCCTCGGCCGTCTCGCACTCGAAGAGCGTCGTCCGAACGAAGTTATCTTTTCCGTACTTTGCAATGGCGTCGAGCAGGGCCGTGCCGCTCCCCAGGTAGGAGTCACCGTTGCTCCTCCCGACCTTGCTGACGCCGACGTAGATGGAACCGCTGATCACGTTTCTGGTCTCGTAGACAATCCACGGCATTCCTTTGCCCTTTCAACGGCCCCTCCGTTGAAGCAACGCCTGCATGTCTCGCAGACGCCGGTGATGTCATCCGCAGCGTTCAGCGGGCAATCGTTTCCGTACAATTGCCCACCCATTGGGTCGTATCCGTCCCGGAAGATCACCGGAGCCACGTCGGGCGACGGCGGCGTCTCGCCCTTGTCGCACTGGTAAGACCAGAACCACTGGAGCCCGTCCGGGACGATCGAGCGAAACTCGTCGAGCCTATCCCACGAGGAGCGATCGACCGACAGGTGCAGGTAGACGTTCTTGCGTGGCGTGATCCTGGCCGCGAGTTTCGGGATGCGGCTCACGATCCACTGCGGGACGTCGGGCATCGCGACGGCCACGGCGTCGATGCAGGGGATGAGTTCCGGAAACAGGTCGCCGCCGCCGGTCCAGCGGATGAACGTGAGCTTTTTTCTCCTCGCCGACTTCACGATCCTGGCGGCGACACCGGCCGGATCGTCCTTGATCGAGTTCATCAGGCGGTGCTGCTTCTTGAGGCTCGCCGTCCAGGTGGACGGGCCCTTCGCGAAGTAGCAGGTGTCGGAGCAGACGATCGTCGGCTTACACGTCCCGATGATCGGGAAGTTCAGGCTGCGGCCCGTGACCTTGTTCGTCGAGAACGGGTCTTCGCGAGGGTCGAGACGCTCGGAGTAGTGGACGTGTTTTTTGGCTAGGGATTTGACTGACATGCGGGGCCTTCCGTGGCCGTGACGTCGAGGATGCAGAGGAGAGCGTTCGCTTTTTCGCGGCGACGTGACTGGTGGTACGACTGAATGCCGGCCAAGTGCTTAGCCTTGAACTCAGGGCGTGCGTGCATTGCCCGCACGCTCTCCGAATGCTTCGCCCTAAACTCGGGGTCTGCTCGCATCGCCCGCAGTTGCCCCCGCGATCGCTCCGAGAGCTTCGCCTTGAACTCGGGGTCTGCGTGCATTGCCCGCACGCCCTCCGATTGCTTCGCCCGGAACTTGGGGTCTGCGTGCATCGCCCGCATTCGCTCCCGAGATCGCT